CGTTCACGGTGCCGCCCTCTTCCCAGACCGGCTGGCCGTTGGTGCCGGCGAACTTCTGGGTGGTCTTCATCGCGCCACGGAAGGCCGCGTTGCCGACATAGGCCATCGAATCCACGTCAGCATTGTCCGACGCGATCTCGCTCTCCATCTGCACCAGCTCGGCATAGGTGGGCTGGACCCCAGCAAACGGCACAGCGTTAATACCGGACAGGTTCGCCAGGCCGAGCGGCATGGTGGCAGAGCCGGTACCATAGAAGCCGGCATAGTCCATCGTTAGGCCCAGGGACTGAGCAATATCACGGCGCACCAGCGCCTCGCCGTCGATCGAGCTCTGCTTGAGGAACGAGCGCGTCATTTCGTAGTAGGTGCCGACGGTTTTCATCGACAGCTGGACGTTGCCCAGATCGATGTTGCTCTCGCCAGCATCCTCGTCCTCGCCAAGCCAGAAGCCCTGGCCACCACCAGTCTGCGTCGGAATATCGACGTTGCCGGTCAGACCGGCCAGCGGCGTCGCCATGCCCAACAGCACCGAGCGATTGCGCAGCATGGTGATGAACGACTGCGAATGCAGATCAGTGGCGATCGCATAGCCGCCAGTATCGCCAGGGTTAGTGCCGCTGGTGCCGGTGTTCAAAGCGCGGCGCAGAACGTCGGCCGGAACCATGATGCCTTGCGCTTCACGGCCGGAGCTACGAGCTGCCGCCTCGGATGCTTCGCGCTCGAATGCGGCGTCTTCTTGCGCGCGCCGATCGTTCGGATTCGCCAGAGCCCGCAGCGCCCGCAAAAAAGAGAACCGACCAGCGTCGGCATCCGACATCCCGATCACGCCGGCATCGTCGTCCAGCGCATCATTGGAGCCGCCGCCGCCGCGACGCTCGCTCAAAGTGGACAGAAGGTGGCGCGTGAAGTCAGAAACAGAGGCACCATCGCGGATCGCGCGCGCGGCGTCTGCCGGTGCACCGTGCTGTTCACCCAGCTCCAGCAGCGACGCGGTGCGTTCCTGCTCGGCTTGAGTGCCGGCACGAACCAGCTCCTGCGTTTCGGACGCGCGCTCGAGCACTTCGATCACCTCGATGATCTGGCCGGCGTCGTCCACCTTGGCGCGGACCAGGTTACCACCGGCGTCCCGCATGTTTTTGGTTTTCATCTTCGAACTTTCCTCTTTGATGCGGGAAGCAGGCTCGCCCCCAGAAACGATGGCCTCACTATCGACAGGAGGCGCGGCCGGTGCCTCTGGCGCGTTCCCCGCCGCAGAACGGCCGACCCCGACCGAGCCGTCGGCCGGCACCGCGACCAGGGAAATCTCGAAAGGCTGCCACTCCGTCACAGTGACGACATCAGCCTCGCCTTCTTTCTCTTCGGTTTTGATGGCTCGAATTGAGTAGCCCACCGACACATGGCGGATCACGCCATCAATCACGTCGCGGAAAATCTCCTCTGACCGCGCACCGCGACCGAAGCGCAGCACCGCGCGGCCGCGACGATCGCTGCCGACCTCGGCCGATTCCACGACGCCAATCTGGACATCGGTGTTGTGATTCCACAGGACGGCCGCGCCATCGAGAAGCCGCGACATATCGACAGCGCCAGGGCCATGATCGAGAACTTCCGAACCGAACCAACGCGGCACCGGCTCCTCGGACGAAAACGCGACCTCGACAGTACGCGCCTCTTCGTCAAACTTCCGGACCCGCGCGGTGCGATGCAAAGCACCAGCGCCACGGTTTCCGTTCAGCTGCTCCGGCGTCAGGGACCGCACCATCGCGGCCCCGACCAAAGCGCAGCTCAAGGTCGCAAAATTAATCTTCGACATCGTCGGTCTCCTGCTTGTCGGATTGATCATCCGGCGCATCTTCCGACGACGCGCTGGACTTGGCCTGGCCGGCCTTTGGGTTTGAAGCCGGCGCGACACCGAGCACGGCAGCCATGATGAACTCGTCCGGAATTTTAGCGTCCCGCATGCCTTGGATATCCTGCGCGTAGCTGCGCCAGACCGTCTCCGGATCGCCGCCGCGCCGCTGGATGATTTCGGACGGGGAAGTCAGAAGGTTATTCTTCGCCGTGACCTCGGCCGCGATATCCTTGGTGGGATCGACCCAAGGCCAGCGACGCGGCTGCCAGCGAACGGCATAGTGGCGGGACAGGTTCTCTGGGCGCAGACGCACACCGTTGGCAACGACTTTGCCCATTAGCAAAGCCGGCTCAAGCGCCGCGCGATAGACCCGATCGACCAGGACCTCGATCAACCACTCCTGCAAATCCATCCAGTGGTCGCGCTCATCCAGGACGCCTTGCCGGATAGACGAGAAATTCACGCCCTCAAGATCGTTGGCAAACGAGACATAGGACACGCCCATGCCGGCACCGGCACCGCGCAGCATCGCTTTATGGAAAGGCGTGAACTCACCGGTGGGATATTGGCTCGGCACGTCCTTGATCCGCGCGCCAGGTGGCAGCTCTTGATAGAGCCCCTCCTCCGCCTCAAAAACCAGCTCCTCATCGGCAAGATCGTCGTCGATATCCGGCCCTTCGCCGGCCTCCCACTCGATGAAACCACCAAGCGATGCCGAGGCGCGCGCGTTCTTTAGCGACGCCTTCTCAAACCCGTCCAGCATGCCCAGACGCCAAAGCGCCGTCGCCGCCCAGGGCAGACCGCGCCGCTGGCCAAGCAAATCCTCGATAAAGCCGTGAATGATCTGCTGCGCCGGCACCCGCTCGAGCGACATGCCGCCATGCGTGTAGCCATTCAAAGAGGGATTATCCGTCGAGAAGAAATACGCCAGAGGCCGGCCGGCGCGATTGAACTCGATGCCCTGCCGGATGAAGCGACCGCCGCCCAGGCTGTCCACATTGTAATCGACCGGACACCGCTGCGGATCGATGACCTGCAGCGCATACCGCATCGGACCCGCATCCTTGCCGCGCACTTCGCGGACGATGAACTCGCCGTCCTTCGCAGCCGATCCGACGAGCGCCTTGCAGAGCCGGCGAAAGTTGCGCTTGCCCGTCACATCGCAGTTTTCAGCGCGGCACCACTCGTCCCACCAGAGCTCAATCGCAGCATTTGCATCCGCGTCCATCGCGCCATCGCGCTTCTTCGACTGCGCCTGCAGGATGATGCCGTTAGCACCGATGATGCTGCGCTCCGCGATCCGCAGGAACGACTTCATGTAATCGTTAGTCGTGGCCTGCTGCCGCGACTGCGCGACCAGAACCCGCTGATTGCGATCGATCAGCGCGTCGGTGGATATCGGCGTCGACGACATGAACGAAACCGCAGGACCGAGATCACGCCCGCCAGGCGTGAGGCTCCGCGACCGGCGAATCCGAAGCCCGCTCGTTGTGCCAACGACGGCCGGTACCGGATCGGCCTGCATAGGCGGATCGGCCCGCGTGACCGCCTCGGCTTTTGACCGCTTACCAAATCCAAGCATCAGCCACCAAACCTCACATTAATGCGACGGCCGAGCAGCCGGCGCGGCTTTCCATTGGCAGACAGCCGGCCCACCTCTTTGCGATACGCATCGCGCATCGTTTGCAGCTCCAGGATCGGCGTCCGGACCAGGGACCGGCCAGCGATCGTGTAGGACTGTTGATCGAGGGAGGCCCGCTTTTCGAGAACCGCCTCGATCGCGTCCAGCATCCGCTGGGCATGCGATCGCGGATCGACCGCACCATCAACCGTGGCCAGGTCGGCTGTGATTTTGACTTGCCCCGCATCCACCTCGACGACATCCGCGCCCGACACCGCACGAACAGACGCCGCATAGAGACCGCCCGGCCAGCTGGTGGTTTGCGTCGCCGGAACAGACAGCCGGTGCAGATCGCCATAAGGAACCGACGTCAGCTCGATCTTTTCAGGACCAGCCAGGATCACGATCACCGCCCACTCCGGAGCGGGATGATCGTCCAAATCCAAATCGACAGCGAAGGTCAAACCCGCTGCGATCGAGGACGGGAAGTGCTGCAAATCGAAACCTCGCGCGATCAAAGACCAGACGACCGTCGCCGGCGTCTCTGCCGCGCAGCATTGCGAGCCGAGCGCTTCCGTTCCTCTGGCGCGTTCCCCGCCTCCTCCTCGGCCGGCTCTTCCGCAGCCGGCTCGTGAGGAGCCAAACGAGACAATCGCTGCGGCAGGTTCGGGTTGGCGATCTTAAGAGCCGCATAGGCATAGACGCGGCAATCGAGCGCCTCGTTGCGCTCCCGCGTTTTATGCCAGGCACGGACAGGAAAGCCGCGCCGCA